GTGTCCCTGCTGCCGGAGCCCGGCCTCGTGACGGTCAATCCAGGCGGTGGCGTACTCGAACTGCTCCTCGGTGAGGGCGTCGACGTCGGCTGGGCTCCAGCTCAGGTACAGCCCGAACAGGGGCAGGTAGCTCAGGAGCCGATCGGAGAAGGAGCTGTCTCCTTCGGCTCCGCTGCTTCCGCCAGAGGCTCGGCGGGTGCCGAGTCTTTTGGGGCCGTCACGTCGGCGATCGCCACCTCGAGGGCCTCGCGGTCGAAGACCACGTCTCGCAGCTCGTTGAACGCGGCGGCCAGGTCTTCCGGGTTGTCCCGGTACTTGTCGTGCAGGCGCTCGGCGTATGCCCGGCCCTCGCGTTCGTCGAGCCGGGAGCGCAGCTCGCCCTCGAACGGGTCGAACTCGGCGAACCGCAGGGCAGGCTGCTCGCGCCTCAACAGGGCCCAGACGACGGTGCGCATGGCGTTGAGGTCGCCCTCGCCCATGGCCTGCTTGATGTCGTCCCAGCGGGCGCCGGCGGTGCGCTCGATGACCTGGATCTCGGAGGCGCGCAGCCGCCCGGGCCCGACGTCGAAGGTCTGCTCGGCGCCGTCCTGCGGGGCGTAGATGATGATCACGGGGTGCTCCTATTCGAGGCGGCGCCGGACGTCGTCCAGGACGCGGGCCACCTCTCGCTCCATACGGGGGGTGTGGCGGCGGACGGTGTTGTCCCACCACAGCGGGGTGACGTACTGGTTGGCCCAGCGCCGCTTGTTGCCGAACACCGGGTGCCTGATCCGCCCCGGCGGCGGGCCGGCGTTGATGACCTCGGGCATGCGCCGCAGGTCGGGCGGCAGGCGGCCTTTGTCGACCCACACCCGGGCGCCCGGGCTTGCGCCGGTGCGGACGCTGATCCGGATGGCGTCGGCGATCGTCGCCCGTAGCGGCCTGGTTGTCGGGGAAGGCCCGCCCCGCTTCCCGGTGCTGCGGCCGGACGAGCGGATCTCCAGACCGCGGATCGTGGACTGGAGGTCGTCCTTCAGTGGCTCGGCCGCACGCCGGATGCGGCGGTGCATGCTGCTGCGGATGTTCTCGCCACCGGCAGCGCGCAGGCGCCGTGAAAGCTCCAGCAGGCTGCCGGTGTTGAGGATCCTGACCTCGCGGGTCATGGCCCGCTCACACGGTGGTGTCGGTGGAGATGTACTCGATCTTCGGCTGGTTCGTGCCGTCGTACAGGCCCTCGAACTGGAAGGTCGGCTTGACGACGCCGTAGCCGTCGACCATCGGCGGGCCTTCGTTCAGCTTGATCGCGGGCAGGGTGAACCGGATCGTCTCGTAGTACGTGCTCGCGATGAGCGGGCCGATGAACTCCCACACCAGGCTGGTCGCGGCGTCGGACGTGTGCAGGTCGTCCAGGGTGGTGGCGACGTAGTCCGTCTCCAGCGTCCCGGTGATCTTCGTCAGGTCGTTCGAGATCGGCTCCTTCTTCAGGGCCGACTGGTTGGCGTAGAACCTCTCCACATCCTGTGGACGCTCCACCTTGACGGAAACCTTGCGGATGCCGTCGAGCGCGGTCTCCGCCCCGTAGGTGCCGGTCTTCAGCGCCATCTGCCCGAAGTGGAACGGCGACATGTTCGAGTAGGACGCGGCCGCCAGGGTCTGCGTCTCGTCGCAGTCCCGGCCGTCGATCTCGAACGTCCCGGTCAGCATGCCGCCGACCTCACACGAGAACTCACCCGACGTGACCTTGCAGCCGAGCATCGACTTGTCCGTCACGGTCCCGCTGGCGAGGGGCACCCCCTTCTGGATCGTCAGGCTCTTGCCCGCCGTGTCCGCCAGGGTGTGGGTCTGGAGGTACGCCGTCGTCACGCCCTGCTGGACCGGAGTCACCGACGTACCCATGAGCGCCTGAAGGAACAGACCCATGGCCTTGTTGGTGATCTCCAGGTCGATCGACCCGGCCACCTCCTTGCGGGTCAGGACACGCCGCGAGGACAGCGCGAGCTGACGGCCGGCCGCGATGCCCGTGGACTGGGCCGTCGTCTTCTTGAAGACCAGCGACTCCTTCGTGAACTCCACAAAGCGTGTCGGCGCCACGAAGGTGCCGTAGGTCGACTCGGCCGCGATGCCGAGCTGGGCGCCGAGCCCGGATCCGATCGCCATGGATCAGTCCTCCTTCTGCGGCCGGGCCGCGGTCTTCTTCGACTTGCCGGGCTCCTCGACGACCTCCCAGTTCGAGGGCTGGCACGCGTAGCCCTCGAACCGCTCATCGGGAACCTCGACGATCTCGTCGGGCTCGACGGTCCGGCCCAGCTCGGGCACGGTGACCTGCTCGGGCCCCAGGTAGCGCACACGCGCCATGGCAGTACTCCTCGGGTGGGGTGGGTCAGATACGGGCCTGGCAGGTCACCGTGAAGGCGAGCCCGGCAAGGCTGCCTTCGGCCTGCACTTGGGTCAGGTCTCCGGTGGTCAGGTGCGCCCAGAGCACCGTCCCGGAAAGCGTGGGTGCCATCGGTGCCGCGTCACTGGCGCGCAGCGCGGTCTCGACTTCGCCGACCAGGGCGAACACCTCGGTACGGCGGGCCTGCATGTCGCGGTCGCCAGCACGGGACTCGGCGTAGCAGGAGATGCTGAACGCCTCGTTGCGGGTCCTGGCTCCGGCCGCGTTGAACTCCTGCTCCAAGGACACGGCCGAGTCGCCGGTGGGCTGCCAGCCGACGTGGATGCGTTGCAGGTCGGTGAGGTTGACCGCTTCCGGCCCATCGACGATGCGGACGTCGGCTAGGCCGGAGGCGGCGCGGAGGATCGCCAGGAGCGCGTCGACGGCGGCCGGGACGCGGGAGGTCATCATGCGAAGCCCCCCAGGTCCCGGTCCGGCTGGAGAAGTTGCAGGGCCCGATTGGGGATGGCGTAGCCCAGACCGGGGACGGGCTCGGTCACGCTGAAGTCCTCGCCGCCGCCGATGCCAACCAGGCCGCGTGCCGCCCCGAAGTTGGTGCGCCACAGGTGCTGAAGGATGAGCTTGCCCGCCAGCGAGACGTTCGCCGCGACCGCAGTCCGGCCGGCCGTGTACACCCACCGGTAGTCCCCGGCGGGGAAGCACAGGTTGTCGGTGCGGCGCACGATGCCGGTGGCCGCGTCGACGTCGAGGACGCCGGTGTCGACGGCCTGCTGCCAGTCCTGGAGCGGCGTCACCGAGGTGACCGCCAGGATCGGCGTGGTGTGCAGCGCGATGGCGTCGCGACCGCCGGCCGCCACCTGGCGCACGGTGCGGCGCACGACCGGGCCGGTGAAGTACTCCACCGCGAACGTGGTGGCCTCGATGCACTCGCGCAGATCCTCGTCCTCCGCGGTGCTCGTCACGGGAATGTCGAGCTTGGCCTTGGCGGAGGACAGCGAGTACAGCATCGGCGGAGCCGCCTCGCGCACGTCGAACACGTCGACGTAGGCGCCCGCGTTGACGCCGGTGGCCAGCCAGCGCACGATGTGCCGCCCGGCCTGTGTGGTCGGGTAGTCGTAGGCGTAGGTCCCCGTCGACGTCGGGGTCGCGGCCGGCACCGAGACGGTGGTGTTGTCGGGCAGGGTGATGGTTAGCGCCATGTTCCCCGCGTTGGCCAGCACCCCGCTCGCGTCCCGGACGGTCGTACCCAGCGGGGCGGTGTCCCCCAGGTCGTAGGTCATCAGGCACCCCTCACCGTGGTCGTGGTCCGCGGGTAGAGGCCCGGCCCGGCGAGGCCGCGCTGGAGCGGGCGCAGCCCGCCGGGCCGGACGATGTTGAGGCTGGCCAGTTCCGCGAAGTCGTCGGTGCCCGTATCGCGGTGCGCCTCGAACAGCAGGCTGAGGTCTGTGTGCGCCGCCCACGCGGGCGAGGCAGCGGTGCGCAGGACTGTCCACGTTCGTCCGTCCGGGGACGCCTCCCAGTACAGGGAGCCGCGGTCCTCGCGCAGTCGCAGCCACGCGTGCGCCACCGGGTCGTAGGCGGGGAACAGGGCGCCGCCGTCGGCGTAGCCCTGGCGCAGGTACAGGCCCATGGCGCCCTGCGCCCGGTCGATCAGGAAGCCGGCATCGGTGCCGCCGACGTCGGAGAGGGCCAGCAGCGAGCAGGCCGCCGTCGTCGCGCCGC